ATGGCACGCCACTGTACTGGCTCTCTGCTGGCAATGTCAAGGCTACTCATGATGTTTCCTCTGTGTCCTTGCTAGCATTGATCATCTCGAAATACTTCTTTAGTTTTGGTTCAGGCTTCCAGTAGTTTGGCCCTTTCTGAAGTTTGCCTTCAACAAACAAAGCAGAGCCATCAGCTTGTAGCTTGCTAAAGTTACTAGCCATAATAGTGCTAAGTACCAGATCGTTGTCAAGGCCAAACTTCATCATCTCACTTGCACAGAACACTTGAATGTCCCCAAGCCAATCTGCTAAGTCAACAAGAATGTCAAGAGGAGCTTCACCTGCTTTGACCTTCTCTTGGATTTCATCTACCTCCTTAACCTCATCGAGGAGTATAGTCTTGAATTGGCCCAAGCGTTTGAGTAGCTGAGTGCGGGCGGTTCCTTTCTCAGAAGAAGTAATGAATGGGATGGTAGGAGTTTTGTTAACTGCCATGCCATACATGGTATTAAGGTGAACAATATCAGTGTGGAATTTAGAAGTCATACAGGGCTTTCAGGCTTTTCAGCGTTAGGTGGGGGAAGGGGAGAAATCCAAACTGGAACCCAGTGGTCGGCAACTCTTGTCCAGCGATCAATGTAAACTTCTGGCATTAACGGCAGCGCAGGGTATATAGAGTTTTGCCGTAAGCCTGTTTCTTGGCGTATCTCAGCGGGGGTTAGACCGTCAGGGTTAGCACGAAGTGCCTCACGTATCCTATTTTGCACTATACTTGTCATGGCTTTTCCTTGGTGTGTGTTGTTGCTCGTGATTTCTCCTTGATGCCCAGCGCGGCTCGGGCTTTCCAAGCCATCCACACACATGCACTCAAAGTTTCTTTTTGGGTGCGTGGCTCCAGTGGCTTTAGCTCAGTAGGCGGCGATCCCCACCACTCCTCAAACGCTTCCCGCTCACTAAGCGTCACAGTTTGTTTCTTGTATGCAGTCAGAAGATGTGCAGCCCACTCTTCGGGCGACCACTCAATGCCGTCTTTTCCGCTGCCGTACCCCATAGCTTCTGTAAGCCCGATATAAAGTTCAGAAAGCTTCTGCACTTCACTCAGCGGCACAGGCTGTGTTAGTGGGTAAAGCGTCTTGAACGCATCAAGGCATTTTCCCCACCCTTCCGCATACCCGTCTTCAAACAGCACGTTAGATTGGCCGAGCGATGGCGGCATTACCGGCCACGCCACAGGCTCTTTCTCAAGCTCTGCGATGCGCTGGCGCAGCCCCGGCGCTTCTGCGAACAACGCGGCCAGTTCGGTGGCTTGCGCCGGGTCGTCTGTTGATTCGATAGATGCCACGGCATTGCCGTCAGCGTCGAATACCTGGGCAAGACAGCAGTGCATCCGTGGGCCTGTTTGTTGCGTGCTTTTCAGTGGCAGCGGTGGCAGCTTGCTCATGGCTCGTCTCTTTTCAATGTCTTGATTCCATTCGGGCCAGTCAGTCATAACTTACTCTCTTTTAATAAACTAAAGTCACAGTACAAAGCCTTATTGCTTAGCACTTTTCTTACTGGCAGAAATCCTTGGGCATCACTGCCCTTGGTACGGGACACATACTGAGCCTTGCCACCTTGCACAAGTCCAGCCATTATCTTATTAAGATCGTCAAAGCGATCGAGGTCAGTCTGCACTTGCTTCCAAAGCTCATTGATATCCATGGGCTTGCCTGCTTCTGCCATGACAGCTAACAGCCTTGCCGCCACATCTGCATTCTTACTCTTACCAAACTCTCCCATTGCCAGTGGCATCTTATGTTCAGTAAACGTGAGAAGCGTATTGGCAAACAGCACATCCTCTTTTTGTATGACAGTTCTCATGTTGCTTGCAGCAGCCAACATACATAGCTTGAGTAAGTGAGTGTGGCGGCGGGTGCTGTAGTGCTTGAACCTAGCGTCGTCCAGCCCTGCGAAGGTACGATAGATTGTCTCTAGCATGTTAACTGCTTGAGGCGTAAAAGTAGCAGGGCCAACTACCTTCTCTCTTATCTCCACTAACGTAGCAGTTAGCTGGTCCCTGATGCTGTCACTTGGCTTCTTAGGGAACGCTATCTTCTTGCCGCTGACTTCGCCGTAAACGAGCAAGAGCCTAGATAGAAACCCTTGTCCAAGAGACTGCGGCGGAAAAGCTTCTGCAAATCCTGCATGTGTGTTTCCACCAAGGATTGATAGCGTGGGTTGATATATACTAACACTTCTGGAGGTTTTGAGTCGCTGCGTAAAGGGCTGGCTAGGATCGTCCCAGTCCCAGAGAGAGCCCAAGAGGGATAAGAACTCCAAGTTGCCTGATCCCACGAACTCATTAAACTCATCGGCAACAATGTAAACTTGCTTTGGTTCTCCACCAACAAAGTCGTCTCCGAACAGATTAGACATAACTGAGTTGGCGTTGACAATGGCGCCTGTATCATCTTCTATCCCTTCGAGGTCAAGTAAGAACTTCTCTTTAGAAGTACGCTGGTGTGCATACTTGTCATAGCCAGCCGTGCTAAGAACTCTCTTGCTCATCTTGATGGCAGTAGACTTCCGCGTGCCGGGATCACCTATGAGCATTACATACATGTTAGGCATTATGTTGCTATCCCCAAATGGTAGATAGTATTGCCTGCCTAACAATGCGCCTAGCCCGGTGAGTAGACTCCACCTGTGAAATACAAGCGGGGGTTCGCTTTCTTCCACATAAGCGAAGTAGCTATCAAAGAGTGAGGCACTCATTTAAGATCACTCCAGAACCTAGCAAGTGTTGTGCCCTTACCTACACTCATGTCGGGCGGAATAAGCATAGTCCTGGTAACTCCTGCTATGTCCTTAACCTGAATAGGGTTCTTCATCATATCCTGTACAATAGCAGGAGTGTCCACCCCGCGATAAGCAAAGAAAATGCTATCGTGAATGTTGGCTTTAAGCCGAACCTTTCCTCTAAGAGCACCGTAAACAGAATCCCGCCAGATAGCGTAAAAGCGCTGATTGATAATACCAGCAGATAAGTTTTGAGGTCCATGGGCTACCGCCGAGTTGAGTGCAGGCTTGCTGCTGGTTGGATCAGCAAAGAAGTGGCGCACCCAGCCAAGCTCTGATACTAGCTTTTTAGTCATCTTGATCTGGCGGCTGAGGGCGCCATACCAATCTCTCTTTACTTCTGGATACGTGGTCTCATACGTAGTCAGCAAGTGTTGGCATACCTGAATCAGTGTCCACTTAGCCGGTAAGCCAAGGAGTATCCTAGCTTCCGCCGCCTTCTTAGGCCCCATGGTATCTAAGAGTACCGTCGCTCCCATGTTGTAGTTACTTCCATGATTGACTCGCTTAGAAAGGTCTCTAAGCTTTTTATCCACAGACTCGTAAGGAACTCCGAAGAACTTATGCGCGTTCCACGAATGATAATCTTTGTCGGACTCAACAAGATTGATGAGAGACTGACAGCCAGATAAGTATCCGACACAACGAGCTTCAGACTGAGCGTAATCTCCTTCTGCCAGTCCGTCCCAATTATCATCGCACTCAATCCAGTCTTTAATCTCGGGGCCACGAGGGATGTTCTGAATTTGAAGGCCGCACCAGTAAGACGACGCAGTGCTAGCGAGGCGGCCGCTATCTGTACCTGCGGGGTTAGTCTTATAGTAGAGTCTGCCATGCCAGAACTTGCTCCAGATAAAATACGTAGAAAGAAGCTTGGCTTGCTGGCGATACGTAATGAGCGCAGATATGATAAGCTCATTGAATGGATGCGCAGCAGCGCACTTGTTCAGGGACTTGACATCAGAACTGTCTGTGTCCTTTGGCATACCAAGACAGATAAGCAAGCGAGTAACTTGCTGTGAGCTGTTAGGATTGAAGCCAGGGCTAATCCATTTAGCCAGTGGCTCAGCTACCACCTTGAGCTTGGCTTCTGCTCTTGCCTTGTTACGCTCAAAGATTGCCTTGTTAACCCTGAGGCCATCTGCTTCCATGTGCAGACATGGGAACACAAGAGGAAATTCAGTCAAGTAATTACTGATAGCCCACGGTGGCACTTCAGTGGTGAGGCTCAGGTAACTCATCATGGTAGCCCAGCAGTCCTTACCGTTGTACTCAAAGAGTTCGTACTCACCACCGGCGCTATCATCCTTCCAGTACCTGACCTCTCGCACGGAGAAAGCAGTAATGAAATCTAACCTCTTAGGTAACTCCGCATACCATGAATGAAACATATGCTGCGTGTCATGCAGCCATGCAGTTACTGGTATGTTCCAGCGCCAGAAATAGAGGTTGTCATACATCCCGTTCTGGAACACTTTAGGCACAGGCGTAGCATTAAGCGCACGAACAAAAGCGTGTGCCAACATGCACTTAAAAGGAACTACGACAGTGCGAGTGCTACCGTCAGGAAACAGAGCGCAGTAACCAACGCAATGAATACGCCTATGTTCATCACCACGATAAGTCTCAATGTCCACAGATAGAAGTGTCGCTTGAGAGAAGTCCACAAGTAAGGACGCACTTGTGCTAGGAGTCCATAGTTCCCATGTAAACTTCGTTTGAGGAAACCACT